AGAAAGATTGGAAAGAGGAGATTTTTATGAAGGTGAAGAAGGATATAAAACACCTTTTGCAGAAGGTGGAGATATAGATGCTCAAATGGCTATGATGATGCCTACAAAAGAAGAGCCTATGATGGAAGAGCAAGAACAGGATATGATGCCTGATGAACAAATGGAAGATGAGTATTTAGATTTTATTATAGATCAATCTTTATCTCCAGAAGAAGAAACAACATTAATGAATAAATTAGAAGCTGATCCAGAACTAAGCGTAATGTTTGATAAAGTTATGGATACAGCTATGGAATTCGCAGGATCAGGGCCAGTTGAAGGTCCAGGTTCTGGAGTCTCCGATTCGATACCTGCACGGTTATCGGATGGTGAGTTTGTCTTTACAGCAAAAGCTACAGAGCAAATAGGCGCAGACAGATTACAAAGTATGATGGAAGATGCCGAAGCTGAAGCAGATGCTAGTATGAGACAAGAAATGCAAGTCGGTGGAGAAGTAGAAGAAGAACCTAAAGTTGATAGATTTGGAAAGCCTATAGATGAAGATATAGCTGAAGATGAAATCAGAAAAGGTATGATGTCTGTTAATCCTCGAATGCAATAAACGATAAAGCTACCTTAGTTTACTAAGCCCTTTATCACAACATTAACCGAAAGGCTACCTTTACAAAACAAACCCTGCACAGTCGACTAATGCAGCTACTTTGTTTAGAAAGCCCTGAGTAGGAGTAAGATATGGCAACACAAGCGAAAAACGCTAATCCTTATAACGCTAAAAAGGAATGGCATAAGCAAGACGAAAAACAATTTGTATCTGCTGATGATGGTTTATTTTTTCAAAAACCTCAATTACAAGAAGAGGTTCAAGAAGAAGTTAAAGAATCAAAGCAAAGTAAACAAGCTACTAAAGATAAACCTTATAGTAAGCCTGATTATAAAAAAAGATATGATGATTTGAAAACACATTACGATTCTAAACTTAATGAGTTTAAAGCTAGAGAACAAGAACTACTAGAAGAAGCTGCTAAAAACAGAACAAACTATGTAGCTCCAAAGTCTCCAGAGGACTTAGAAAAGTTTAGAGAGCAATATCCAGATGTGTATGAAGTGGTAGAAACTGTAGCACATATGCAAAGTTCTGAAAGAACTAAAACTCTAGAAGAACGATTAGCTGCATTACAAGAACGTGAAACAGAACTTCTAGCTAAACAAGCACAGGAAAGGTTGATGAATAATCATCCTGACTTTGAAGAGATTAAGAATAGTGATGAGTTCCATTCGTGGGCTAAAGAACAACCTCAATCAATTCAAGATTGGATATATAAAAATGCTAGTGATGGAGATCTTGCAAGTCGTGCTTTAGATTTATATAAGCGTGATGTTGGATTAGATGTTAAAGCTAGTAAGCCTAAAAAGAAACAGTCCAGAAAAACTGCTGCAGATATGGTTTCAACTAAAACAACTGCGGTTGAACCAAAGCAGGAGAAGATTTGGACTGAACAGGAAATTGCTAGGATGTCTATTGCTGAATTTGATAAGTACGAAGAAGAAATCGGACGAGCAATTCACGAAGGCAGAGTAGTAAAACAATAACTTTTAATTTGATAATGGAGAAGTAAAATGGCTTATAACCAATCAGATCAGTACTTTGAACCAAGTACCGATACTAACGCTAACTTTGCGAACTCCGTAAGTGGTCAAACTAATTCGTTTTTTCTTCCTGCAGTCTACTCTAAAAAGGTTCTTAACTTCTTTAGAAAGGCTTCAGTTGTAGAAGCGATAACCAACACAGATTATGCTGGTGAGATTGCCGCTTTCGGAGATTCCGTAAAGATTATAAAAGAACCTGAAATAACTGTGTACCAGTACGAACGTGGCGCAGACGTTACAGCAACTAAATTAACTGATCAAGAGTTGACTCTTGTAGTTGATACAGCTAACGCATTTAAATTTATCGTTGATGACATCGAAACTTCTATGTCTCACGTTAACTTTAAAGAAGTAGCTAGTTCATCTGCAGCATATGCTCTTCGTGATGCTTATGATGAAGGTGTAATTGCTACTATGTTCGCAGGTGTCTCTGCATCAAGTCCTAACCATATTCTTGGTTCTGACAACGCTACTGACTTAGCGGCAGGAACATTTGACGGTACTGGTAATCTTGACATAGGTTTTGGAACAAGTGAACACGATCCTATTGATGTATTGTCACATATGGCTCGTTTAATGGATGAGCAAAACATCCCAGAAGAAGGAAGATGGTTCTTAGCATCACCTGACTTCTATGAAGTTCTTGCAAGTTCATCTTCAAAACTTTTGTCTGTTGATTTCAACGCAGGTCAAGGTTCAATTAGAAATGGTCTAGTAACTTCTGGTAAGTTGCGTGGATTCGATATGTACAAATCAAACAATATTGCTGCAACATCTAATGCTGCTGGTAAATGTATTGCTGGTCACATGTCGTCTACAGCTACTGCTCAGACAATTACAAGTACTGAAGTAATCAGAGATCCTGATAGCTTTGGAGACATTGTACGAGGACTCCATGTATATGGTTCTAAAGTACTCCGTCCTGAAGCATTAGTTTCTGCTTTCTACGGTATTGACTAAATAGATTTGGGGGTGTAAAAACCCCCTCTTCTTTAAAGGAAAGATAAATGCCACAAATTGGTAATGATAAAAATCCTATGATTATTAATGGATTTAAAAAACAAAAAAGCACTAGAACATTAGGATTATTAGGAAGTGCTTACTCAGGAGAAGCTAAAAAAAACTATCAAGATAATTACGATAGAATATTTGGCAAAGATAAAAAGGGTAAATAATGGCAACTACATATTTAACATTAGCTAATGAAGCTCTTAGAGAACTAAATGAAGTAACATTAACTGCTTCTAACTTTTCAAGTGCAGTAGGTATTCAAGCTTTTGTTAAAGAAGCTATTAATAGATCTTTAAATGATATAGCTAATGCAGAACCTCAGTTACCTTTTTTTGCGGCTGCAGCTAGTGGAGAAACAGATCCTTTTTATGGAAATGTAACAGTAGCAACTGTAGCAGGAACAAGATGGTATACTTTAAAAGCAGGAAGTTCTAGTATAACTACAGACTATGCTTCTATAGATTGGGATGATTTTTATATTACAACAATAGGAGTATCTGGAGAAGAAGCTCCTTTTGTTTCTAGAGGCCTTAGATTTATAAGTCTTGGAGATTGGAGAAGATATGTAAGAGACTCTGAAAATGCTGATGATGCTAAAGGATCAGATGCAAGTCATGGAGAGCCTCGTTTTGTAATTCGTAGTCCAGATCATAGAAAGTTTGGTCTTAGTCCTATTCCAGACAAAGTATATAACGTACATTTTTATGCTTACAGTAAACCGACTGAGTTATCATCTTTTGATGATGCTATTGTTTTACCAGATCAATATGCTTCTATTGTTTTAGCTAGAACAAGATATTACATACATCAGTTTAAAGAAAACATGCAACAAGCAGCTTTTGCTTTAGATGATTACAGAAGAGGAATGAAATCTATGAAATCTAATTTGATTAATCCTCAACCAAAAAGTATGTCAGACGATAGGATATTCTTCTAATGGCAGCTTCACAACCCTTTTCAGTAGCATTACAAGGAGGGCTAGATAAGTCAAGCAACGCATTAGAACTTTTAAAAACTCCAGGAAAAGCTACAACATTAACAAATTTTGAAGTATCGACTAAAGGTGGATACAGACGTATAAACGGTTACAGTCAGTTTGGCAATGGCACAAGACCAAATAGCAGTAACGCTATACTAGGACTTAAAGTATATGCAGATGGAGTAGTAGCTTGTTCAGGTACTAACATATATTTTAGTCAAACTGGAAATAGTTGGTTACAGATTAATAGAGCAAGCGTATCAGGAAGCGGAGATAACCACACTACTTTTACAGGTCGTAGTGCTTCTGCAAGAACTTCACAGAGCAAAGCACACTTTGCAATCTTTGAAGGCGATACAGAGTATGGTGAGTTAATTATTACTGATGAGAGTTCTGGATCAAAACCTTTCTATTTTAAAATGACAGGTACAGATTCTGATATAACAAACAGAACTTTTTTTGCAAAAGAGATTACAGTAAGCGGAACACACTTTCCAAAGTTCTGTGTAATACATGATAAGCATTTAGTAGTTGCAGGTGCAGATACAGCAAAGAACACAATTTTTTATAGCGGTACAAGTGACATAGATGATTTTACAAGTTCAGGATCAGGAAGTATTGTATTAGATGATCAGGTAGTAGGACTTAAATCTTTTCGTGATGAGCTATTTATATTTTGTAGAAACTCAATTTACAAATTACAGAATATAAATAATTCAAGTACGATAGCAATAGTACCTGTTACAAAGAACGTAGGTTGTGTAGATGGTAAGACTATACAAGAATTTGCAGGTGACTTGATTTTTTTAGCACCTGATGGTTTCCGTACAGTTGCAGGTACAGCAAGAATTGGTGACGTAGAGTTAGGAACTATTAGTAAATCTATTCAACCTATTCTAAATGATATTTTTGATAGTGCAATAGTTCAAGAATATAGTAGTGTAGTAATACGAGATAAATCTCAATACAGAATGTATTATAGTTCTTCTACAGCTTCTACTGCTAGTTCTAAAGGTATTATAGGAACTTTAACTTCAAGAGGCTTTGAATGGTCTGAAGTACAAGGAATACAAGCTCCTGCAGTTACTTCTGGATTTAACTCTTCAGATATAGAAAAAGCTTTTCATGGAGATAGATCTGGATTTATTTATAACCATGACGTAGGAAATAGCTTTAATCCAGCAGGAACAGAAACAAATATAGAAGCTTCTTATCAGTCTCCAGACTTTGATTACGGAGACTTTGGAACTTTAAAAACTTTAGATCATGTTAAAGTATCTTTATTTCCAGAAGGAACTATTGAGCCTAAACTTAAAGTTAGGTTTGATTACGATAGTGCAGATAGGCCTCAACCAGAAGATTTAACTATTAATGCACAAGCACCTTCGATATTTGGAGATTCAGGAACACTTTTTGGTACAAGTATATTCGGTGCGCCAGAACAACCATTAGTAAGAAATACTTTAATAGGAAGTGGACACAGTAACTTTTTTAAGATTTTTAGTAATGATGTAAAAGCTCCATATACTATAAATGGATTATATATAAATTATAGACCATCAGGCAGACAATAATAACAAGAGAGAAATAAACTATGGCTCAAGCATATACCAGACAAAGTTCGATAGCAGATGGCGATACTATAACAGCTGCTCTTTTTAATAACGAATATAATCAACTATTAAACGCTTTTAGCTACTCTTCAAGTAGTGCATCATCTACAGGACACAGACACGATGGTACTGCTGGACAAGGTGGTAATATACCTCAAATAGGTGATTTAGATTTTCTTAATAAAATTGTAGTTGATAGTACTAACAATAGATGGGGTGTCTTTGTTGAAGTATCTTCTGCAGCAGTAGAGCAAATAAGAATACAAGACGGAGCTATTGTTCCTGTTACAGATAACGATATAGATTTAGGTACAAGTTCTTTAGAATTTAAAGATGCTTACTTTGATGGTACAGTTACTACAGATGCTTTAGTAGCAGATACAGCAGACATAAACGGTGGTACAGTTGACGGAGCAGTTATTGGGGGATCAAGTGCTGCAGCTATAACAGGTACAACAATCACAGGTACAGCTATTACAGGTACGAGCTTTGTAATAGGAAGCGCAGATATATCAGAAGCAGAACTAGAAACTATTGATGGAGTTACTGCAGGAACTGTAGCAGCTTCAAAAGCTGTTGTAGTAGACAGTAACAAAGATATTGGTAGTTTTAGAAATATTACTCTTACAGGTGAACTTGATGCAGCTACACTTGATATATCAGGTGATGCGGATATAGACGGTACATTAGAAACAGATGCCCTGTCTATTAACGGAACAGCAGTTACATCTACAGCGGCCGAACTAAATATATTAGACGGTGTTACAAGTACTGCAGCAGAGTTAAACATACTTGACGGTGTTACAGCAACTACAGCAGAACTGAATATACTAGACGGTGTTACAGCTTCTGCAACAGATTTAAACCTTATAGATGGTATTACAAACGGTACAGTTATTGCAAGTAAAGCAATCGTTACAGATTCTAACAAAGATATAACTGGTGGTAGAAACATTACAATCTCTGGAGAGCTTGATGCAGCTACATTAGATATTAGTGGCGATGCAGATATTGATGGTACTCTTGAAGCTGATGCGATTACTATAGGTGGTGTAACACTTGCAGAAACTATTAGCGATACTGTAGGTGCTATGGTTTCTGGAAACACAGAGACAGGAGTAACAGTTACTTATGACGATTCAGATAATACTTTAGACTTTGTATTTACTGGATCAGCAGATACTACAGGTAATGCAGCAACTGCAACAGCTTTAGAAACAGCACGAACTATTCACGGTGTATCTTTTGATGGTACAGCTAACATAGATCTATCAGAGGTTATTCAAGATACTGTAGGAGCTATGGTATCTTCAAATACTGAGTCAGGTATTACAGTTGCATATGAGGACTCAGATGGTACATTAGACTTTACAGTAGGCACACTTAATCAGGATACGACAGGTAACGCGGCTACAGCAACAGCTTTAGAGACTGCTAGAACAATACATGGTGTAAGTTTTGATGGTAGTGCAAATATAGATTTATCTGAAGTAATACAAGACACAGTAGGTGCTATGGTATCTAGCAATACTGAAACAGGTATTGGAGTTACTTACGAAGACGGAGACGGTACTTTAGACTTTGTAATTGGATCAAGTGCTATTACTAACGCCATGTTAGCAGGATCTATTGCTAATTCAAAACTTGCAAACTCTGCAATTACTGTATCTGATGGAAGCAACTCTACTGCAACTTCACTAGGAGGAACAATTACTTTCTCTGGTACAAGTAACGAAGTAGAAGTAGCAGAAAGTTCAGGAACAGTTACAGTAGGTTTACCTGCAGCTACACAAGTTACAACGTCTCTTGGAGTAGGTGGAGGTTCTACAAACGGAGTACAGATTTCTCAGGGTGCTATAAAGATTAAAAATGGTGGTTCGCAGTCTTATGTAGATTTTTATTGTGAGTCGAGTAATGCTCACTATGCAAGACTACAAGCACCTGCACACTCAGCATTTAGTGGTAATATTACTCTTACACTTCCAGCTACAACAGATACTTTAGTTGGTAAAACAACAACAGACACTTTAACTAATAAGACTTTAACAGCTCCTGCAGTTACAGGAACAGCTACTTTTGCAGGTGATGTAAATGTAGATAGTGGTCTTTTATTTGCAGACGTAAGTGCTAATCGAGTTGGAATAAACCAAGCATCTCCTGATGTCTCTTTAGATTTAGGGGCCAATACAGATGCTGTACATATGCCAGTAGGTACAACAGCACAACGTCCAGGAAGTCCAGCAGCAGGTTACTTTAGATACAACAGTACAACAAGTAAATTTGAAGGGTATACAGATGAATGGGGATCGATTGCAGGTGGTGGTGGCGGTACTAATATGGACACTAACATCTACGCAGGCGATGGTTCAGACACGACTTTTACATTAAGTACTGCTCCTGATACCGAACAAAACTTAATGGTCTTTATAGACGGTGTATTTCAAGCACACGATACTTACTCAGTTTCAGGAACTACTTTAACATTTTCTACAGCTCCTGCAAGTGGTAGAGTTATAACAGTTTATCACAGTACCACAACTGTAGGTGGATCTAATAACACTATTAATACTATGACAGGTGATGGTTCTGATACTACTTTGACTCTTAGTGTAGCACCAGTACACGAAAATAATGTTCAAGTTTTCTTTGATGGAGTTTATCAATCAAAATCTAACTACACAATTAGCGGTACTACACTTACATTTAGTACTGCGCCTCCTGATGATGTCTTAGTAGAAGCTATTACTAATACAAACACTTCTAGTACTACAGCTAACATATTAGTAGACGCTGACCTAGATACAAAGATTCAAGTTGAGGAGTCAAGTGACGAAGATAAGATACGTTTTGATACTGGTGGTACTGAACGTATGGTAATTGATAGTACAGGCACTACTTTTTCTGGAAACATAACAATACCAGCAGACGGAACTATAGCGAGTGCTAGTGGAGATATAACACTAGATGCACCAGACGATATTTTCTTAGATGCTGATGGTGGAAATATAAGATTCAAAGATGCTGGAACATCACATTATCATTTTAGTAATGGTGGAAACAGTATTAATAATACATATTTTGCAGATTCAGGATCAAATGAAGGATCAGTAAACATTACATTTAACACAGATGGTGCATCAACAGACCAATCAGTAGCTAATATAAAAATGCAACAAGGCTCTGGTGATGGTGGCTCTCGTAAAGGTGAGATTCTTTTTCAAGTATCAGACAATGGTGCGCCAGCTACAGCTATGACTATTGCTAATAATTCAAACGTAGGTATAAGAACTTCAAGTCCAGATTCTATTCTACATGCTAAAGGAACTACAGCACATACATATATGACCGTTGAAGCAAACGCAGGTGTTACTGCTGCTTCAAAATATATATCAGGTAGTAATGCGTATCGTGTTGGAATAGATACAACAACAGGTAGTGGTGATGCAGACTTTGTTGTAGCTAATACAGAGGGTAGTGGAGATCCAAGATTAATTATACAAGGAACTACTGGTACACTTCATAATGAATCTAATGTCGCAGGTGTTGCAAGATTTGGTGGTTGGAGTGGTAACGCGTTATCAATGGCAGATGATGCAAGTATAACTCTAGGCGGTGCTGCTTGTGGTGCTTGGCATGTTCACGTTTATGAAAGAGGAAGCGGTGCTGGTGCTGTATATTGGTGTGATTATGATGGCACTACAAAATTATTAGAACAAGAACCTGCAGGTGGAGCAGGTTTTGCAAATAGCGATTCAGATGGGCATTACTGTCTTTACAAAAGTGATAATGCACATTCAGTAACTTTTAAAAATAGAAATGGCTCAACTAGATCACTTTTGATAACAATATTTGGCGCAGAAGCATAATAATTAAAACAATTAGAGGAAAATAAAATGGCTTTAAAGTATGAAATACATAAAATGCACACAGATGATGATGATTCATCTAAGACTAAAATAGGATTTAAAGTTACTGATGACAATGGCGCAGTATTTATTATTGATAAAGTAATAACTACAGGAAGCAAAACATCAGAACAAATAGTTACTGAAGCACAAACAGCTTCTAAATCTGAAATTGATGCTTGGGTAGCTACACAATCCAACATAGGTCGTGTGTGGGATGCTGATAATAATAAATTTGTTTAAATTTAAGGAGTAATAATGGCAATAACAAAAGTAACAGGAGCATTACTTGGTAACTACACAGGAGGCTCTGCAGATGATACAGTAGTTGTAGGTGATGGAGCTGGTGTTGCCATTACTACAGGTGTTGATAACACTATATTAGGAGATAGTGCAGGTGCTGCCTTAACTGAGGGCAGTAGTAATACTTTAATAGGACATTTAGCAGGTGATGCAATAACAACTGTAAGTTTTATAACTGCGGTAGGTGAAAAAGCATTAAGTGCAAATACTTCTGGTCAAAAAAATACAGCAGTAGGTAGAGCAGCTTTACAAGCAATTACTTCACAAAATAACAATACAGCAGTAGGTTATAACTGTTTATCAGGTGGGAGCAACGCTGCTTCTGGAAATACTGGTGTTGGTGCAGATGTATTATCCGCAAACACTTCTGGAGCAAATAACACAGGAGTTGGATTAGATTCTTTAAAAGCAAACACTACAGCTTCTAACAACACCGCAGTTGGATTTTATGCTTTATTAGCAAACACCACAGGTTCTGAGAATCAAGCATTAGGAACTTATACTCTAGCAACTTGCACCACAGGTGCATATAACACAGCAGTAGGTTACAACGGACTAGGCGCACTTACTACAGGTACTAACAATGTGGCATTAGGTTTTAGAGCTGGTCAGGGAATAACAACAGGTGGTAGAAATACCTGTATTGGAGAAGGTTCAGGAATAGCTGGAAGCCCTAGTGGTAATATTACTACAGGCAGTAATACTATGTGTTTAGGTGACGATAATTTATCAACTTTATATTGCATACAAGGCACAATTAATACTTCTGATAAAAGAGATAAAACAAATATAACTGATTTTAATGGTGGTTTAGACTGGATAAATAAAATGAAGCCAGTTACTTACCAATGGGATAGAAGGTCTTGGTATGTTGATGAAGGTGCTTCTTCAGAAGATATATTGGCAGTAAAACCTGATGGCTCTCAAACAAAACCAAAAATTGAATTAGGGCTTATAGCGCAAGATATATTAGAAATAGAAAAAGAACACGGTTTTGGTAGTGATAATGATAATAGTCTTTTAGTTGATTTAACTGAAGATGAAACTAGATACGGTATTAACTATACAAATATAGTACCTATGCTAATTAATGCAGTACAAGAACTCTCAGCAGAAATAGAAAAACTAAAGAAAGGGGAATAAAGAATGGCAAATACGATAGTACCTGCGGAACTACTAGAATCTAGTAATAACAATATAAAAATAGGAAGTACTGCAGGTGACAGTCTTACTGATGGTACAAAAAATATAGCTATTGGTACTAACGCTTTAACTGCAGAAGATACTAGAGGAAGCTCTGTTGCAATAGGTTATCGTGCCTTAACTGCACAAAACGCAGATGCAGAGGCATATAACGTAGCTGTTGGAGTTGATGCAGCGTTAGGACTTACTACCGCTACAAGTTTAACTGCTGTTGGTGCTTTTGCTGGTGGTGGTGGAACGCTTACTGGTGCTGACAATACTCTTGTAGGAAGAAACGCTGGATATGTTTTAACATCAGGTACAAATAATACTTTTATTGGTAGTCTTTCTGGTGATGTTACTACAACAGCTTCAAATAATACCGCAGTTGGCTATGTTTCTTTATCAGCAAACACTACAGGTACTCAGAACTCAGCAGTTGGATCAGGTGCTTTAAAAACAAATACTACTGGAAATTATAATACTGCGTTTGGTTATGAATGTTTAAGATTAAGCACTACATCACAAGAAAATACAGCAGTAGGTTATTATGCTTTAGGTGCGAATACAACAGGTGCTTTAAATACTGCGATGGGTTCTGCTGCTTTAGATGCAAATACTACAGGTGCAAACAATACCGCAGTTGGTCAAAATTCTTTAGGAGCAAATACTACCGCAGATGACAACACAGCAGTTGGTAAAGATGCTTTATTGCTTAATACTACAGGAGCTTCTAATACAGCAATCGGAAAAGGATCTTTAACTTTTAATCAAACAGCTGCAAACAATACCGCAGTTGGCTATCTTTCTTTAAACGCAAACACCACAGGCTACGCTAACACAGCAGTTGGATCAATAGCTGGTGATGCAATAACAACTGGTGTTAATAATACAGCAGTTGGTAGAGCCTCATTAACATCTGCTACTACAGGTGGTTCTAATGTAGCTATAGGTCTTTCTGCTGCAGAGGCATTAACTACTGCGAGTGATAATGTAATAATTGGTGCAAATGCTGGAGTAAGAAGTACAACAGCACAATACAATACAATCATAGGAACAAGTGCTGGAGATTACATAACAACTGGATCACATAACGTAATAATTGGCTATAACGCTGGAAGCCATAATAATAATGTTACAACAGGTGGAGATTCTGTATTTATTGGAAACTATGCAAGTGCAAATGCTTCTAACCCTTCATTACAAATAGCTATCGGCTATAATGTTGTATGTACTGGTAACAGTACTATTACAGTAGGTGCTAGTTCTAATACTGCTTCTTTATCATTAAATGGTAGTGATACGTCTTGGGCTGCAGCTTCATCTGACGAAAGATTAAAAGAAAACATAGAAACATCTAAAGTTGGTTTAGATTTTATAAATGAGTTAAGGCCAGTAAATTATAATTGGAAGAAAGCTAAAGACGTACCTTCTGATATGCCACAATATGTTAAAGGCTCTGAAGAACCAGTATTAGGTTTTGAATATGGAACTTCACAACATGGTTTTATAGCACAAGAAGCTAAAAAAGTTGTAGATAAATATCGTAAAGATTTAGCAGACGGTTTTCGTTTTTGGATAGAAAAAGACGATGGAACACAGACTGTTGCAGACGGTAATCTTATACCAGTATTAGTAAAAGCAGTACAAGAACTTTCAGCACAAGTTGAAAAATTACAATCACAAATAAACGAGGAAAAATAAAATGGCACAAACAGTAAGCGAATGTTTAACAGCAGCTACAGATAGCGTAACAGTAATTAATGATATTAACTCTAAAGGACTTTCATCAACGCATATTGTAGCGTCCGATCCTTCTAAAGGAGTTACACAAGCCGATGCAAATGCTAGAGTAAAAGCAAACGTAGATCATTTGACTACTATTCTTGCGTATGACGGAACTGGTGAGACACCTAATGTTAAAGACGCAAGTGATGATAAGTCATCTTACACTACAGCTATTACTACTGGTAATACATATATTTCCAACAATAGTTAATGGAAGAAGAGCAGGAAAATAAAGATAAAGATTTTGTCGAACATCAAAGAAACTTGACAGAACTTAACTCAGATGGTCAGCACCAAGAATATCCTATAGGCGAATAACATGGACATGGAAATGTGGAATATACTTTTAACTATTGTTATAGCTCCGATAGTTTATAGCATACGACAGAACTTCGTAGAGCTTAAAAGAATTGATGTGCTTTTAAACAAGACTAGAGAAGAAGTCGCTAAGAACTATGTTACTAAAGACGAAATGGAAAGCAATACGGATCGTGTTATTCGTATGCTTAATAAACTTGAAGCAAAACTTGATAAACTTTTTGAGGTTAAAACTAATTAGGAATTAATATGGCAAGGAAAAGATATAAGAAGAAGAGAGAAGACTATCGTACAGGCGGTAGGGTTCAATATGCTCCTAGAGGCGGTAGAGTAAGTTCAGGTCAATCTAAAGGTAGACAAAGAACAGATGGATCAGAAAGGTTTCAAGAACAAGAAACTATGATAGGACAACCTAGGGGTGGTCAAGGCTCTAATGTAACTCCAGGAATGAATACTTCTCAACCTGCAACAACTTCTAATACAACTGATGCTCCTGTAATTACTCCTATGCCTACTCCTGCTCCTGTTATTAATAGAGATAAAACTAAAGCAGCTACTGAAGAAATTATTGCTGCAAATAAAATACCTGATCCTATTAAAACAGATCCTAATATTAAAGATACTGTTACTACTATTGCTCCGGGAACTAAAGCTGTAGCAGGACAAGTTGAGCCAGTAACTGTTGATGAAGCTGTTACAGGTACTTCTGTAGAAGCACAACAACAAGCTCCTATAACTGCAGCTACAGTAGATCCTACGTTAGTAGGCGAAGGAGCGCAAGTTGAAGCAGCTGTTGGAACAGTAAGTGATGAAGCATTAGCGGAAGCAGCTCAAGTAGAAGATACTCCTGCAATAGAAGGAGCAAATGTAGAAATTAAAGAAGGAGCTTTAGCTGAAAGAGTAATTGGTACTATTAGCCCTGAAGCTATGGCTACAGCAGCTCAAGCCGCAGGTACTACATTATCTAGAGTTACTAGAGCTAAAAAACAATTAAGAAACTCTGGTATGTCTGAAGAAGATATTACTGCTTTAGGAAACGATCCAGAATCTCTTGAAGATCGTTTAATGAGTTTAACAGAAAAAGAACGAGGAGTTATTGGAGATCTTCCAGAAGAAGCTTTAGTATCTAATCAACTCGATAGTCTTTTAAAAGGTATGGAAAGCGGAGAGATACCTACTTGGGCAGGGCCTGCAGTAAGTGCTGTAGAGCAAATGTTAGCAAGAAGAGGTTTATCAGCTTCTACTGTAGGTAGAGATAATTTATTTAATGCTATAATACAATCAGCAGTTCCTCTTGCTCAATCTAACGCACAAGCTATACAGGCTAGTGTAGCTCAATCAAGAGACATAGAAGCTAGAGAAGAATTAGCTAATGCTCAAATGAGACAACAAACAGCATTACAGAACGCAGGTAATGTGTTTCAAATGGATATGGCTCAGTTTAGTGCAGATCAACAAACAGCTTTATCTAACAGTAAATTTTTACAAACAGTAAGTTTAACTGAAGCCTCTAACGATCAACAAGCTGCAATACAAAATGCAGTTCTTGCAACTCAAGTTAATATGCAAAACGCTACATTATTGCAACAAGCAAGGATGCAGAACGCTAAAACTTTTTTATCTATGGATATGGCTAATCTTCAAAATTCACAACAAGCTAAGATTGTAAACGCTCAATTACAAAATCAAATACTTTTATCAGATCAAGCAGCTTCAAACGCAGCTCAACAGTTTAATGCTACAAGTGAAAATCAAACTAATCAGTTTATGGCAGGTCTTGCACAACAAGTAGAACTAAGTAACGCTGATAGAATGGATAGAATGACTATATCTAATAATGCAGCTATAAACGCTAGAGCAGCTACACAAGCAGGAATTAATGCAGATTTAGAAAAAACTAATGCCGCTCTTGTTACAGATATAAATAAAACAAACGCAGAACTAGAGTTTAGAAGAGATTCTTTTAATGCTACAAACTCTGCAGCTATTAAAGCCAGTAATGTTGCTTGGAGAAGAAAAGCTAATACTATAGATACTGCAGCAGCAAATACTATAGCTATGCAAAACGCTATGAACGCTTTTAATTTATCGAGTGCTGAACTCGCTTACTTATGGCAAGAAGCAAGAGATAATGCTTCTTTTGCTTTTCAAGGCAGAGAAAGAGAAGAAGATAGAAAAAATGCGATTAGAGCGCAAGTACTTGTTAATGATGCTAATGCAGCAATTAATTCTGCAAACAATCAAAATACTAATAGAAGAGATTTTTACGGAAGATATTTAGATAAAATTTGGTCATAAAGAGGATAATATAATGGGATTTTTTAAGAAGATATTTAAAGGTATAAAAAAAGTTGTTAAAGGTATTGGCAAAGTAGTTAAGAAAGTAGTTAAAAGCAAAGCCTTTAAAGTTATAGCAGCAGTAGCTTTAGCTGTAGTAGCTCCGCAACTAATACCTACAGTAGTAAAAGGAATAAGTAGCGCAGGTGCTTGGGCTGCTAAGACTATAGCTACAGGAGCTAAAGCGGCTTGGACAGCAGCTAAAGCAGTAGGCACAGGTTTAAAAACTTTTGGCAGTAAAGTTTTTTCTAGTGTTACAGATACTATAGCTAAAGGTGTAGAGTTTAT